GATGGTGGACGCATTAAAGGCTGGCACCTATGAGCCACCTGTAAACAGCGCAGAGGAACCGTTCTGATGGCTGAGTTCCTACAGTTCATCATGTTCACCAGCATCGTCGCCCTATGCGGTATATGGTTCGGAGCGTCCCATGGCCGCAAATGACGTATCAGAACGCATCTGGCAAGAACAAATAGAAACCCTCGCCAAAATGAACGGCTGGCAAGTATTCCACCCCAGCCCGCATCAAGTCCGCAAAGGCGTCTGGCGTTCAGACGGTGCCGGCTTCCCCGATCTAGTGCTAGCCCACAAAGAACGCGGACTCATCTTCGCCGAACTCAAAACCGAACGAGGCAAAGTCAGCCCAGCACAGAAACTATGGGCACTCAACATCCTGCCCCACGCCGAATGGTATTTGTGGCGGCCTAGCCAATTAGAGCTGATTGCTCAACGCCTTGGAAGTAAACAGGCTATAGTCCCCCCCAAGTCCTAGAGGGATAGAGGAATTCACGCAGATGCCTGCCCCTCTAGGCACATTCGACAACATAGACACGCATGGCGGTACCACGGTTGCAGGTGGCGGCGCAGAACACACGGGAACGTGGGTAGATCACCAATGCCCCATAAAGGTGTTTACGGTGAAGCAGCGTACGAACGACATAAACGCGAACGGTGACGGCCCTACATGGATTCAAACGGCGACCGGTGCAGACAAAGCACGAACGGCGGGAGGGACACCAACCACAGATTGTTCACACACTCCGAGAGCAACCGCAGCGAAGCAAGGGCGCTAGCAACAAACACTAAGTTGTTATAGTCAAACCATGTCCAGACGCCCCACACCAGAGTTCAACAGAAACCGCAAAATAGTCCTCGAAGGCAACCCAATGTGCCACTGGTGCAAACGCGTGGCGGCAACAGACGCCGACCATCTCACGCCCTACGATGCCGGTGGTTCAGATGACTTGTCCAATTTGGTGGCGGCTTGTAAACAATGCAACAGCAGACGCGGGGCCCAATACGTCAATGCAAAACGAGCTGCACAACAAGCAAGACGCAACGAGGCACTCGGTGTTTACAAACTCCCACCATTACGAACAGGCATTACCCAAGTCGAAACACGAACCTGCGAAACGTGCAACGGATACTTCACACCAGATTGGCGAAACGTAGACCGTGGCGGCGGTAAATACTGCACACACAAATGCGCCATGATTGCTCGACGCCTACCACAATGGAATGTAAACATTCAATGGGACTGCATAGTTTGTCGTAAACAAACAACTGAAACCATCACCATCAAAAGTCAAAACCAACCTGACTACACAACAGACAAAACAACCTGCGGATCAGACAAATGCGTATACACAATCAATGCAATACAAAACAGGGAACGCTATCGAGCAACGCACCCAGAATGTAAACAACGTGACAGCAAATACCCAGAACTACAACCAAACAACCTCACCATCGTGATTGAACCCGTAAACGAAACAAACACAGAAAGTTTTTTAATAGGCGATTCTTTGGAGCCCCCGACCCTTTCTCGGAATCTATCCGAGGAAACCAAACCAGTTCAGCCCGGTTCTTCCCTGTCTCCGTTTAATGCTCACGGTTTAGGGCAGAACAGTCCAAGGCTTGAAACGCCGACTGCTGGGGGTCACAGTTTTGGTGCCCAGATTGCTGAGTGGTCTGAGCGTCATTTGGCTCGAACCCTTTTTCCGTGGCAGGTTCACGCTTTGACTGGTGCTTTTATGCATGATGACGAACTGCGGTTTACTCATTCAAAGGCTTTGGTAAGTGCTGCACGTCAGAACGGCAAAACGACTATGAACGCGGCGATTGTGGGGTGGGCGTTGTCGGAGTTGCCCCGCATCTGGGGTCGGCCTGTCCGCATCATGTCATCGGCGCATGAGTTGGCGCTGGCAACTGAAGTGTTTGAGGAGCTGCGCGAAACGTTTGAGTTGTGGGAGGAATCTGATTTGTGCAAGGTGACGTGGGCTTATGGCCGCCACCAAGTCAAAATGGCAGACGGAAGTGTTTACGCGGTTAAGTCGGCGACCGGTAAGAAACACGGTGGCACTTGGGATCTGTTGCTACTTGACGAAGTCTGGGCAATGTCGGAGTCCACCATTTTCGGTGCTTTGTTGCCGTCACAAATTGCGGTGCCTAGCCCGTTGTGTTGGATGACTTCCACCGCTGGTGATGAATCGAGTCGGGCTATGTCTAAGTTGCGGGAGCAGGGGCTTGGTCTGATTGACGCGGGCGAGCAAGGTGACTTGTACATGGCTGAGTGGAGTTTGCCGTCTGGCGTAGACCCGCTAGATCAAACGTATTGGGGCTACCCGAACCCCAGCCTCGGCCGAACCATCACCGTTAAAGGTTTACAAGCGGCAGCGGCAGCACCCGACCGCAACCAATTCCTTCGAGCGCACTGCAACCTATGGGTGGCGGCTGCATCTTCTTGGCTACCTGTCGGACTGTGGAACAACCGCATCGCCGATGACTTAACCCATGACGGCGGGCCATCGGTGTTGGCTGTGGATTCCGCTGTGGACGACTCCAAATACGTCGCCGTGTGGGGACGCAAAAACACCAGCGGTGAAATCGTTGCCGGCATCAAGTTCACAACCGACTCGATACATGATCTGTGGGAGCAGATAGCAGCTGCACTTGACGCAGACCCGAAATTGACCTTGGCGATTACCCCGTCGCTGGCTGTGCATACCCCAGAGAAATATATTCGCCGTAAACAAGAGTGGGGCTATGGCGAGTTGCTCAAGTGGACGGGCATCTGTCGCAGCCTTATTGGCGAAGGCAAAATTAAACACGACGGCGGCGAGATGCTGGCCGAACACATCGCTCGCGCCGTCCTAGTCCGCGCCCAAAACACGATCGTTGTTTCTAGCCAACGGTCACCGGGCCCGATTGAGGCTTGCCGTTGTTTAATTGCCGCCACGGTCATGGTGTCTCGCCCCACGTCTAGTGGTCGGGTGGCGTTCGGAGTTTCTGCGTGAGATAGTTGCATTTGCAACAACCTTGTGTAAGACTCCAAAGCACATGGGTATTTTCTCACGCAAAGTTGAAACGGCGCACTTCGCAGCTGCGCCTGTTAAGGCTGCCGCTGGTGCAGCCAATGTTGGCAACTTCATTGTTTACCAAACAGGCACCGACGAAATTAAAGCGCTGTCCGTGCCGACCGTGTCCCGTTCCCGCGACTTGATTGCTGGCCTTATTGGCTCGCTCGAATTGAAGCATTACTCAAAGCAGTGGATGGGCGAAAACTACGAAGAGGTTTACCTACCGCTTGAGCCGTGGATGGAACGCCCAGATCCAAAAGTTTCCCGGTCGTTTTTCTTTGTAAACATTTTCTCCGACTTGTTCTTTTACGGTGTGGCGTACGCCTATATCACTCGCCGCTACGCCCCGCAGGGTGCAGGCCAGCAAGGATTCCCCGCAGCGTTTACATGGCTCCCCGCATCAAACATGTCCAGCGTTAAACAAACGGGCTACCCACAGTTTTACGGGCCATCAGATGAACTTGAGTTCAATGGGCAACCGCTAGACGTAAACAACGTGGTGCAGTTCATCAGCCCTATCGAAGGCATCCTAAAAATTGGCGCTCGCGCTATTAACACCAGCATCTACCTAGATCAGGCTGCAGACCGCTACGCCCAGCTGGAAACCACACCCGGTTACTTGCAGCAGGTGGACGGCGAAGATTTGTCAGGTGAAGACTTAGGCTCGCTGGCGTCGGCGTGGGCTCAGGCTCGTAAAGCGAACGCTATTGGTGCCCTATCTCGCCAAGTGGAGTTTCGTGAATACAAGACGAATCCGCAAGAGGTCATCGGTGACCAGCGCAAGTATCAGGCGCTAGAAATGGCTCGCCTGTGCAACATCCCCGCCTATCTCGTGTCGGCTCCAACCGAGGGCGCATCAATGACGTACCAGAACGCTGAGCAAGCCCGCCAAGACCTCTACTTGTTTGGCGCTCGCATCTATCTCGACTGCATTGAGCAGACGTTGTCAGCCGACAACATTCTGCCCCGCGGTCGCTACGTCGAATTCAACATGGAAGATTACGCCGGGGAAGTCGCCGAGGACTCCCGCCGTTCAGATGAAATGGAAGATGCATGATCCAATTTAAAGCCGTGCCTGTCACCCTTGACGCCGCTGCAGGTGAGGACTCACCCCGCACCATCACGGGCGTTGCTGTTCCTTGGGACACGCCTGCAACGGTGTCAAGTGGCGAATCCGTCATGTTTCGCCGTGGCGCTTTTGATGTAAACGCCAAAGCACCAAAACTGATTGAGGGTCACGACATGACGCAGCTGCGTGGTGTTGTCACCGAGTTAGTTGAAGCCGAAGAAGGCTTGCTGTTTACAGCCAAGTTTGCTAAGACCCGCGCATCCGACGAAGCCATCGAGTTAGTTAAGGCTGGCGCGTATGACTCGGTCAGCGTCGGCGCAATCCCCATCAAGTTCAAATACGACAAGAACGGCACAATGGTTGTTTCCAAAGCCAACCTTGTCGAAATCAGTCTCGTGGCCCAGCCCGCTTTTGCGGATGCTGTAATCACAGAAATCGCCGCCTCACAACCTGAAGAGGATGAGGCAGACGAAACCCAACCCAATGACATTCCTGAGGAGGAAACCATGTCACAAGAAACCCCAGCGGTTGAGGCTTCGGCTGAAATCGTTCCAACAGCACCAATCGTGTTTGCACAAGCAAAAAAGCACGTTGAATTGCCAACAGCAGTTGAATACATCGCCGCAGCAGTAGCAGGTGGCGATGCATGGCACCAAATGAGCCAAGCACTTCGCGCAGCTGCACCAGACATCGTCACAACCGACACACCCGGTATTTTGCCAACCCCAATCGTGTCGCCTGTTTACAACAACTTCATCGGCCGTCGCCCTGTCGTTGATGCAATCGGCGTCCGCGCAATGCCCGCAGGTGGCAAGGTGTTCATCCGTCCAGAAGTCACCACACACACCAGCATCGGCGCATCCATCGGTGAGCAGTCACCAACCGCAGGCACCATGGTCGTTTTCAACAACCAAGTCACAAAGCAAATTTTCGGTGGATATGTAAACATCTCCGAAGCCGATATCGACTGGTCAGATCCAGCAATCTTGTCCGTCGTTCTTGACGACATGGGCCGTATCTACGCAAACGCCACCGACAACTACGCCGCAGACACCCTTGTTTCTGGCGCAACCGTCACACAAGCATTTGCACTCGCAGACATCGCCAAGCCTGAAGTATGGACAGCCGAAATTGCAGAAGCAGCAGCGACCATCTTGAACTCGTCAAACGGCAACCTGCCAACCCACTTGTTCGTTGATCCAACACGCTGGCGCAACCTGCTTGCACTTTCCGACAGCTCAAACCGTCCATTGTTCCCACAAGTTGGCCCAATGAACGCACAAGGCGACCTCGGTGTAAACCAGTACGGCGGCAACGCTTTCGGCTTGCAAGTTGTCGTAGACCGCAACTTTGCAGCTGGTACCGCCATCGTCGGTGACGCATCCGGTTACGAACTGTACGAACAGCAGAAGGGCGCGATCAGCCTTGACTCACCATCAACGCTGTCACGCACAATCGCTTTCCGTGGCTACTTCGCAGCATTGATGATCGACGAAACCAAGTTCGTCAAGTTCACATTCGCGTAAACATTCACTAGGTAGAGGGAAGGGTCTGCAATGGCTGTCGCAACAATCACGTTCGTACAACGGACGGATAACTACGCCGCCATTCAGACCCTGACCGACCTTGAAGTCCAAACGGGCGACACTGTCACCATTTCAGGCGTCGCAACCACAGGATTCAACGCAACCGCAGTAGTCGTCTCCACAGAGCCGTACTACTTCGAAGGCACCACCCAAGAGGGCGAATTGTTGTTTGATTACGACATTCCCCGCCCTAACCAAATTGTTTACGCCAACACCGGCACAGACGTGGCCTACGGGGCGGCATCTGGCACTTTGACCTACACACAATCTGTGTCGTGGATTATCGCAGCCGATGTGTTGTCGTGGCTCGGTATTGACGTGGCGACCGCTAACGACACCGCATTTGTCACCGTTTGTGTAAACGCCAGCAACGCTTGGTGCTACCGCAAACGTCGCGAAGCGGGCTACATCGACTCCATGACCACGGTGCCCAGCGCCGACGTCAAACTAGGCACAATCATGTATGCCGCCACGCTTTATCGTGAGCGTGGTTCGGTTGATTCGTTTGCTTCGTTTGATGCTATGGGTTCGTTCCCTGTGCCTTCGACGTTGGGTCGTATTATGCAGCTGC